CTGATTTTTTTTGGCCGATTCTGTGTGCTCTGTCTTCTGATTGTAATCGCTTTTCTAAGTCATAACCGTTAGAATAGTAAATTACGGTGTTTGCAGCCGTTAAAGTTATCCCATAGCCGCCCGTAGAAGGCGTTCCAACAATAAACCGGCACTTAGGGTCATCCTGAAAACTCTTAATATTAGGTTGTCTTTCCTCTTGTGGAGTTAATCCATAATAATCTACAATAGATTCTTTTCCGTATTTTTTAGATACAGCGTCTATAATAGCAGTGATATCATACTGATAATGGGCCCAAATAATTGCTTTACCTTCTGTTTCTTCAAGAACATCCATTAATTCTGTGATTCTATTGTTAGCGATAGGTTGAGTTGCACCATCATCAGCTGTAAAATGACCACAAGTAATTTGCTGTAGTCGCATAAGCTGTGTTAACGTATTTACGGTAGTAGATTGTTTGCCTTTTAGTATGGCTATAGCTTCTTTTTTCATTTGATCATATAACCTACGTTGATCTGGTGATAGTTGTATTTCACGTTTAATAAAAATTTTATCTGGTAGATCAAGACAATCCTCTTTTAATACACGATAAGAGAACTCTTTTAATTTATTAGACAATTCGCCTAAATTTTTAAATCCGTTTACAATTTGTATTTGTCTACCATGCATATGCAATGTTTTCATTTCAGCATATCTATTTCTAAATGCATAATAAGACGTAAAATCCAATAACCACGGACTTAAAAAATCACACTGTGTATATAAATCCAATGGATTTTTAGTTACGGGAGAACCTGTCATAATTCTTCTGTACACTGCTGATTTTGCTAGACCTAAAATATTTTTAGTTCGTTTAGCTGTAGGAGTTTTAATTGTAGTAGACTCATCAATAGCCATCATAGTTCTATGACATGATAAAAATTTATGTGCAAACTCCATACCTTTAGTTGTACTAAAAGCTTCTACATTCATAATTAAAATATGTAATTTTTCACCTTCTTCAAATAAAGAATCTAAATTTTCTTTTTGTTTTTTATTAATATTTGATTTCCATAAAACAGAAGTTTTTTCTATGTGATCGGGTAAGTGAGTTGGTAACTCATTATTGTACCAAGTACCTACAACTCCTTTAGGTGCAATAATTAAAGCACCATTAACTTTGCCTTTATCGTAAAGCATAGCTAAATTATCAATTAATACTTTAGTTTTACCTGTGCCCATTTCCATAAAATAAGCGTAGTTTTCTCTGTTCCATGACTTTTCTAATGCAGTCATTTGATGTGCATACGGTTTTGTTTTAAATTTATAGTTCATAATTTTTCTTCTTTCTGACTTGACTTATAATATTAAACGACTATATTGTCAATCATGAAAGAAAATAAAGTTTATGTAATACAAGAAATTGCTGGAACTTCTGAAGGTAGACCTAAAATTAATATTATGGGTGCTAGAGAATATGGTAGTTTTGAATTTTTATTACCTGAATTATCACAAATAATATTTTCTCCTGGTCCTTTAATTTTTAAATTAAGAAAATCATTAAAAAATTTTACATCAGAAGATTATTTATTATTAACTGGTGATCCTGCAATAATAGGTGTAGCATGCTCTATAGTTTCTGACATGACTAATGGTAAATACAATTTACTAAAATGGGATAAACAAGAAAGAAAATATTATCCTATTGAGATTAACTTATATGAAAGAGGAAAGATAGATGAGTAACATTGACTTTGAACAAGACCAACAACAAGTAATACAAAAAACTGACAACTTACAAACTCTTGCTGATCAAGTAGAGAAATTAAATTCTTTACAGTCTAGAATAGAATTGCAGGAAGAAAATTTAAAAAGTACAAAAAAAGAATTTGATCATTTGTCTGGAGAAGTAATTCCAACCATGATGGCTGAGATGGGTTTATCACATCTTAAACTTATGGATGGTTCTTCAGTAGATGTAAAACCAAATTATAGTGCGAGCATAACTATTGCTAATAGAGATGCTGCATTTAAATGGCTTCGAGACAATAACCTAGGTGATATAATCAAAAATGAGATATCCGTATCATTTGGGCGTAACGAGGATAACAAGGCAGCTGAGTATGCTGTTCTTGCAGAAGAGCGTGGGTATCAACCGACACAGAAGTTGAAGGTTGAGCCCATGACTCTCAAAGCGCTAGTTCGGGAGCGTATTGAAAACGGTAAGGAATTACCTACTGAACTTTTCAACGTATTTGTTGGAAATAAAACAACAATAAAAAGGAAACAATAAACATGAACCAAATAGCAAAAAAAGAAGAAGGTGCATTAGCAATCAATATGTTTGAAGCTGATGCAGACAAAGGCTCTCAGAACATGACGCAAGAAGATCTTGCATTACCATTTCTGAAAGTATTAGGACAACTATCTCCTGAAGTAAATAAAGTACACGCAAGATACGTTGAGGGTGCCGAACCAGGCATGATCATTAACAGTGTCACAAACCAACTTTATGACGGTGCTAAAGGAATAGATGTGTTGCCAGTATTCTATGAAAGAAAATTAATAGAATGGCAGGACAGAGGAGCCGGCACTGGTGCACCCGTTGCAATCCATGATGCTAGTTCTGATATTATGAGTCAAACAACTCGTGATAAATCTTACAAAGACAGATTACCAAATGGTAATTACATTGATAATACTGCAAATCATTATGTAGTAGTGTTAGGTGATTCACCACAAACTGCTTTAGTTTCTATGAAATCGACTCAATTAAAAATTAGTCGTAAATGGAATTCCATTATGATGGGAATTAAATTGCAAGGTAAAACTGGAATGTTTACGCCGCCAACATATAGCCACATTTACAATTTAAAGACCGTTCAGATGTCAAATGACAAAGGAACATGGTTTGGTTGGGAAGTATCTAAAGTTGGTCCGGTTGAGGATCAAGGTGTTTATGGAATTGCAAAATCGTTTGCCGAACAAGTTGGCAAAGGTGATGTTGAAGTTAAACATGGATCAGACGAATCTAAAACAGATTCACCATACTAAATAAAATCCTAGGAGTAGGCGTGGACGCGAGAGTGAAAGCGCCTATTAAAAATTATGTTTGAAAAAATATTCAAAGGACTAGAGCGTGCGCATGGTTGTACTAAAGTTACAGCATCGGTTGAAGTAGGTGTTAAATTAAAAGGACAATCGTTTGTAGTACGTCAACCAGTGACCACGGACCTGTGGCAAATGCATTTAAAAGGTGAACAAAGTTTAGGTATTATACCTATTAACGAAAACAATGAGTGTATATGGGGTTGTGTAGACATAGATTCATATGCAGGTTTTGATCACAAAAAATTAATAGATAAAATAAAACAATTCAAACTGCCTTTGGCCGTATGTAGGTCAAAGAGCGGAGGAGCACACGTCTTTCTCTTTTCCGCGCAACCGGTAGCAGCAGAAAGAATGAGAGATAAACTAACGGAAATAAAAACATTACTAGGATACGGCGGATCAGAAGTCTTTCCAAAACAAATTCAATTAAAATCGGCAGACGACACAGGTAACTTTTTAAATCTACCATATTTTGGTGGAGATCAAACAACGCGTTATGCGTTTAGAGAAGATGGAGAAGCTGCAACTTTAGAAGAATTCTATAAAATATACGAAGAAATAAAACAATACGATCTTAATTTTGTAAAAATAGAGAGACCTAAATCTGATTACGATGATGCACCACCTTGTATAGAATTAATGGCATTAAATAAAATACCCGAAGGTGGTAGAAACAATGCAATGTTTCATTTTGGTGTGTATGCTAAACAAAAATGGCCTGCAGAATGGAAAAGTAAAATGACATTGTTTAATGCAACAGCGTTAACAACACCATTAAGTGAGTCTGAAGTAGATATTATTAAAAGACAACATGATAAAAAAGAATGGGGTTACAAATGTAATGATACTCCAATGTGTAACTTATGTGATAAAAAATTATGTAGAGAAAGAAAATATGGTATTGGTGAAGAAATAGTATTTCCTTCACTAACTGATTTACAGAAAATTAAATTAGAAAAACCATATTATTATTTAAACGTTGATGGTGAGAGATTACATTTAGAAAATGTTAAATTTTTAAAACAACAAAGTTTATTTCAAGAAGCTGTGATGGAGCAATTAGATTTTATGCCACCTACAGTTAAACCTAAAGATTGGATTAATATTATAAATCCATTAATGAAGAACCACGAACCAATAGATCCACCAGAGGGTGTAACTACACAAGATCAATTACAAAATCATTTAGAAGAGTATTGTTTAAACAGACAAGTATCTACAGATAAAAATGACCTTAAAAAAGGTGGGGTGTGGACTAGTGAAGGACAACATCACTTTGTGTTTGATAGATTCTACAATCAATTTTTAATTAGAAAACGTTGGGATGTGCCATACTCACGTACGGCACAAATGTTAAAAGAAACATGTAACTGTGATGACAAACGTATTGGTAAGGAAAGAATTTCAGTATTTGTAGTAGATCAATTTGATAAAAAAAATGATACCTACAATCAAAAAGAATTAAAAGTGAAGGATCCATTTTAATGAATCAATTAACTTTTTTTGAACAACCTGTTAAAAAAATAAAAATTAAAAATATTGAGTATGGTCCTGTAAAATTAGAGACTGTTTTAAAAGAACTTGTTCCTGATAAATATATTATATATCCAAAGGGAGGTTATCATTATTTTAGTAAAATACCAGAGGCGCCAAAAAAATACAGAGAACCTATTTGGCCTTACATAACATATGAAACAAAAAATAAAATAAAACTAGCACAAATAACTCCTAACATTACATTTGGAGGTTATCCTTCTGTAAGTCTTAAAAATTTAGATGGAATAAATGTTCCTCTGCAGTTTCATAGAGTCGTTGCTAAAGTTTATGTACCAAATCCTGACCCTATTAATAGAATACATGTTGCACATTTAAATGATGAAGTCTGTAATTATTTGCCAACACAATTAGAATGGCAGTCACCTAGCGAAAATCACAAAGGTAAAAGAGCAAGGAAATCTAGTTATCAACAGTTCTATGATTTTTTTAAAGCACAACAATGGATAAAAGAATAATGAGAACAATAGTATTAGGACCACCAGGTACAGGTAAGACTACAACTTTGTTAAACAAAGTAGATGACTATCTCAAACAAACGGACCCGGACAAGATAGGTTACTTTGCATTTACACAAAAAGCTGCACACGAAGCAAGAGACCGTGCAATGAAACAATTTAATTTAGAAGAAGATGACCTTCCATATTTTAGAACATTACACTCATTAGCATTTAGAAAATTAGGGTTAAAAAAAGATCAGGTTATGCAAACAAGACATTACAAAGATTTAGGAGATAAGTTAGGTTTCCCTGTAACTTATGCAGACTATCAAGAAGATCAAGGTAGTATTTTTACATCAGATAGTGAATATTTAAGAACTATACAATTAGCACAATTACGTAATATTACACCAGAACAACAATTTGATTTAGGTGAACATACACAGGATCTAGAAAGAGATAAACTTATAATCATACACAATGAAATAAGACGTTATAAAAAAGAATATTCTTTAATAGATTATAATGACATGATTTTAGATTTTACAAAATCAGATCTATCACCAAAGTTTGAGGTAGTATTTATTGATGAGGCACAAGACTTATCATTAATGCAATGGAACATGACAAGATCTATCTGGAATAAAACAAAAGATTCTTTTATTGCAGGGGACGATGACCAAGCAGTATTTAGATGGGCGGGTGCGGATGTAGATTCTTTTATAACTTTACAAGGACAATATTTACCACTAACTCAGTCTTATAGAATACCGGCTAAAGTGCATGGACTAGCTATGGGTATTATAAATAAAATTAAAAAAAGAATAGATAAAACTTGGCAACCAAGAGTAAATGAAGGCAGCTTACAAAGACATTTTGATGTCGATAGTATAGACATGACAAAAGGCGATTGGTTAGTATTAAGTAGAACTAGACACATGCTTACTGACATTGGGGAATCTTTATACCGACAAGGACTATATTATAAAAATAAATACAAGAGAACTAATGAACAAGGTTTACATGAAGCAGCAACTGCCTGGGAATTTTTAAGACAAGGACAATTAATAACTTACAAACAGGTAGAAAGCATATCTAAATACATGGGACCAAAACATTGGCACGCAAAAAAAATTAAAGGTATGACTAAGGGATCTTTTTATGGAATAGATCAACTTGTAAAAGATTATGGTCTTCAAGTTAAGACAGTTTGGTATGAAGCATTTGATACTGCAGGCCAGAATGATGTAGAATATTTAAGAAAGATGAGAAGAAACGGAGAAAAATTAAACGAAAAACCTAGAATAGAATTATCTACTATACATGGAGCTAAAGGTGGAGAAGCAACTAACGTTGTTTTATTAACAGATCTTACAGAAAATACTATGCGAAGTTATGAGAGAAATCCTGATGACGAGAATAGATTATTTTATGTTGGAGCAACACGAACAAAAGAAAATTTACATATAATAGAACCAAAAAAATATGAGAAAGGCTACCTACTATGACAAATAAAGATATATTTGTGGATTCTTTTCCACAAGATAAACAAATCGGAGGATCCCATTACAAGAAATTTAAAATTCAACCTTATGAATTTATTTCAAAGAATGATTTATCCTTCTTCCAAGGCAACGTAATTAAATATGTTTGTAGATATAAAAATAAAGCAGGCATACAAGATCTAGAAAAAATTAAACACTATTGTGATCTAGAAATATTAAAACTAAAGGATACAAAATAATGCAAATACCTCTATTTAAACCGCAGACAGAATGGTTACCACCAGAAAATTTTCCAGACCTATCTAAGTATGATGACATAGCCATTGACTTAGAAACTAAAGATCCAGATTTAATGAAGATGGGATCAGGTTCTATTGTAGGTAATGGTGATGTTGTAGGTATTGCAGTAGCTGTTGAAGGATGGAGAGGTTATTATCCAATTGCTCACGAAGGTGGTGGTAATATTGATCGTAAAAAAGTATTGAAGTGGTTTCAAGGTGTACTTGATACACCGGCAAACAAAATATTTCATAACGCCATGTATGACGTTTGTTGGATTAGAGCGCTCGGTTTAAGTATTAACGGTAGAATAATTGACACGATGATAGCATCGGCCTTGGTTGATGAAAATCAAATGCGTTATGACTTAAACAGTTGTGCTAAACGATACACTGGTAAAGGTAAAAATGAAAGCGATTTATATGCAGCTGCTAAAGATTGGGGTGTTGACGCCAAGGCAGAAATGTATAGACTACCTGCGATTTATGTCGGTTCATATGCAGAACAAGACGCATCAGTTACATTAGACCTTTGGAAAGAACTTAAAAAAGAAATAGACAACCAAGATATAAATTCTATTTTTAATCTTGAGACTGAATTGTTTCCTTGTTTGGTTGACATGAAGTTTCTTGGCGTGAGAGTAGACGTTCCAGCAGCTGATACAATGAAGCAAGAGCTAGCGCTACAAGAAGATAAGTTAATCCAAGAAGTAAAAAAAGAAACAGGAATAGATACTCAAATATGGGCTGCAAGATCGATTGCACAAGTGTTTGATAAATTAAAATTAGATTACGATAGAACTGAGAAATCACACGCACCATCCTTTACAAAGAATTTTTTGCAGAATCATCCGCATCCATTGGTGAATAAGATTGCTCAAGCTAGGGAGATTAATAAGGCTCATACTACGTTCATTGATACCATATTAAAGCACTCACATAAAGGTAGAATACATGCAGACATCAATCAATTGCGTTCAGATAATGGCGGAACTGTGACCGGTAGATTCTCATACTCAAACCCAAATTTACAGCAAATACCAGCTAGAAACAAAGACCTTGG